TTGACCCAAGCAAGTCCGGTGGACACTCTTTGCGCAACTGGGGCAACGAACTAGGCTTTCCAAAAGGCGACCACAACGACTGGTCAAGACTGTCACAGGAAATGATTGACTACTGTAAACAAGACGTAGCAGTCACCGAAGCAGTACATCAGCGGTTGACCAAGGACATGGCAGACTTTGACCAGCAGTCCATCGACTTGGAACATAAGGTACAGTTTGCAGTACAGCAACAGGAAAAAAACGGGTGGCTCTTGGACCAGTACAAGTGCATGGACTTACTAGCAACGTTTAAGGAGAGAATGAATGAAATTGAAGCGGAACTTCAGGAGAAGTTTCCCCCCATTGTACACGAGAGATGGTCTGAGAAAACCGGTAAGCGCCTTAAAGACAAAGTTGAAGTCTTTAATGTTGGCTCTAGGCAGCAAATTGCAAAGCGTTTATCGTCGCTTGGTGTCGTCTTTTCTAAAGTTACGGAGAAAGGGAATGCCATCGTTGATGAGGCTGTACTAGCCACCATTGACCTTCCAGAGGCTAGGTCCGTCAGTGAGTACTTGATGCTACAAAAGAGATACGCGCAGGTGCACTCATGGATGGAACATGTGCAGGACGACGGAAGAGTCCACGGTCGTGTCATTAGCAACGGCGCAGTAACTGGACGCATGACCCACCAAAGCCCCAACATGGCACAAGTACCAGCAGGACACAGCCTATACGGTAAAGAGTGTCGCTCATGCTGGACTGTACCAGAGGGTAAGAAGCTAGTAGGTTTTGACGCTAGTGGCCTTGAGCTACGTATGTTAGCTCATTACATGGACGACAAGGAGTTTACCAATGTCCTTCTCACCGAAGACATTCACACAAGAAACCAAATGGCTGCTGGGCTTGAAACAAGACCTCAAGCTAAGACTTTCATCTACGCTTTCCTATACGGAGCCGGAGATGCAAAAATTGGATCTATCGTTGGAGGAAGCCCACGAGACGGCGCAAAACTTAAACAACGATTTCTACGAAATACACCTGCTCTTGAAAGTCTACGAGAACGCATTGGTCGAGCATCTGGGCGAGGCTATCTCACAGGACTTGACGGACGAAGACTTAGAGTTAGATCTGAACATGCTGCATTGAATACGTTGTTACAGGCGGCAGGAGCCATCGTGATGAAGAAGGCCCTAGTCATACTGGACGACTACGCACCGCAGTGGAAACTAGACTACAAGTTCATAGGGAACATACATGACGAAGTACAGTCGGAGGTGGCTACAGACCAAGCAGAGAAATTCGGTTGGCTTGCAGTCGAATGCCTCAAGGCGGCAGGGGTTCACTTTAACCTCAGATGCCCTCTTGATGGAGAGTATCAAGTTGGAACAACATGGGCAGAGACACACTAGGGAGAGTAACAATGGTTTATGAAAAGACAGAGGGTAAGTACTACAAGAACAACCCCGAAACGATGAGGAGTTGGAACAAAACAAGGATGTGGGTCAACGGCAAGTACGTCTCCCAGTCACATCCTTTGCACAAGCCCGGACGATACAAGAACTTTGAAGCCGCTGCCTTTAGCAGTCTAGCAAAGTACGAGTCCAGTGTAGAAGGCCAAGTCTACGTCATTGTCAACCCTAACTTCCCTGAGTGGGTGAAAGTAGGCATGGCAGTTGACTCAGAGGACCGTCTAAATAGCTATCAAACATCTTCACCTTTTAGGAACTATGTGTTAAACTATAGTTGGAATGTAAGCGACCGCAGAGCCGCAGAGTCAGAAGCCCACACTGAGCTACAGAAGATGTACGAAAGACGTAGTGAGTGGTTTAAATGCACACCGGAACAAGCCCAAGAGGTTGTCTCTGGTATAGTAGGGAGCTACCAATGAAAAACGTATACAATTTAGTAGACGACATTTACAAGCTTGTTAAAACCAAGAGAGTAGACAAAGACGTTGACATCGAAGAGTGCATTGAGCAATTCGGAGAGAATGTCAAGGACTTGATGCGTAAAGAGTTTGGTGGTCGTCGGTTTGACGGACGTAAGCTACGCATGTCTAACATAGGTAAGCGTGACAGGTTCTTATGGAACCACTACAACAATGTTCAAAAGTCAGAGGAGATGCAAGGACACACTTTAGTTAAGTTCCTGTACGGACACTTGATTGAAGAACTATTGTTATTCCTTACGAGGGCCTCAGGACATGAAGTTACAGCAGAACAAAAGCAATGTGAAATCAACGGCATTACGGGTTCTATGGACTGCAAAATTGACGGTGTTGTCACGGACGTTAAAAGTGTTTCATCGTATGGGTTTAAGAAATTCAAAGATGGCACTCTGGCTTACGATGACCCGTTTGGATACGTCGCTCAAATTAAAGGATATGCAAAGGCAGAGAACCAGACAAGTTTTGGATGGCTTGCGATGGACAAACAGAACGGACACTTAACTTACCTACTGTACAACGAAGAGGACACTCAAGCTCCTGTGTACGAGAAGATAGGCTTTGACATCACAGACCATATTGAGCATGTTCAAGAGATGGTTAAGCAACCAGAGCCTCCTGAAAACTGCTACGAGCCTAAGCCAGACGGTAAGAGTGGTAACATGAAGTTAGACGTAGGTTGTTCGTACTGTGCATATAAGAAAGAGTGTTGGCCGGGTCTACGTGCCTTCTCTTACTCCACAGGTCCAAGGTTTTTAACGGAGGTGCATAATGAGCCGAAGGTCCAAGAAATCAACATTTAGAAGCACGTTTGAAGAAGATGTCGCCAAAATACTAAAGGAGTTTAACTATGAACCTTTCACTGTTCCTTACACTATTTCTCGTAGCTACCGCCCTGACTTCGTTGATCCTAGTGGTCTATACCTTATTGAGTGTAAGGGTTACTTCAGGGATGGAGACACGAAGAAGTACACCAGCATCAGGGACAGCCTCCCCGAAGGGCAAGAGTTAATCTTTGTTCTGATGCAGCCAAACAAGAAAATACGAAAAGGTGCCAAAATGACCATGTCACAATGGTGTGACAAAGAGAAAATACTATGGTATAATATAGAGACACTACAGGAGTTGATTAGTTATGTCACTAACGCTAGAGGAAGTTAAGGAACGCCTCTTGAAAACCTTTGATCCAGATGACCTACTGGAGGCCCTACAGATAACCTCAGAACAGATTCTGGACAGGTTTGAGGACAAGCTAATCAATAGACTGGACGTGTTTGAACAAGAGCTGGAGGAGGAAGTAAATGAGTATTAACGAAGCGACCCCACAAGAGTGGGACTATGCGAGTGCGTTGAGTAAGTTGTCTATCAGGAAAACACCAGACCCTGTAGAGCAACCTGACCACTACAACAACGGAGCAATCGAAGCAATCGAAGCAATCAAAGCGTCCATGCCTGAGAACGAGTTTAGAGGCTATCTTAAGGGTAACGCACTGAAGTACCTCTGGCGTTATGACTACAAAGGAAAACCAGTAGAGGACTTACGTAAGTGTAAGTGGTATATTGAACGACTAATCAAGGAAATAAATTAATGGACGCATATCAACAGTACATACACAAGTCACGCTACGCTCGCTACCTACCAGAGGAGCAGCGACGTGAGACTTGGGAAGAAACAATTGACCGTTACCTAAACTTCTGGATTGAGAAGGGTAGGTTAACACTTGAAGAAGCCAATGGTATCTTTGCAGACATTCACGACATGAGTGTAATGCCGTCTATGCGAGCATTGATGACTGCTGGTGAGGCTCTTGACCGTGACAACGTAGCTGGTTTCAACTGTAGCTACCTACCTATTGACCACCCTAAAGCGTTTGACGAGATGATGTACGTACTTATGTGCGGCACTGGAGTAGGCTACTCTGTTGAACGACAATACGTTAGCAAGCTACCTGAAGTAGCAGAGGAGTTTCATGATACCGACACCGTTATACACGTCGCCGACAGTAAAATTGGCTGGGCTAAAGCTTACAGGGAACTTATTAGCTTGTTGTATTCAGGCCAACTTCCAAAATGGGACGTGTCTGGAGTACGACTTGCAGGGGCAACCCTTAAGACCTTCGGAGGTAGAGCATCTGGTCCAGAGCCTCTTGTCGATTTGTTCAACTTCACAGTCAGCGTCTTTCGGGAGGCTTCTGGACGTAAACTTAGCTCCATCGAATGTCATGATCTCTGCTGTAAGATTGCACAGATCGTCGTCGTCGGGGGTGTACGCAGGTCCGCTCTCATCAGTCTGTCTAACCTCACTGACGATAGACTCCGAAGATGCAAGTCAGGCCAGTGGTGGAACGACAATCCTCAACGCGGACTAGCAAACAACAGCGCTTGCTAT